TTTTTGTACTATTAGCGGTTTGAATAACGCCTTGTTTTTGCCGACCGTAATTTTGCTCTTGAGATTTACTCAAATTACGAGTGCTTCGGTCTGCTTTATCAACAGATTTTGCTAAATTTTCAGTCTGTCGTTGAACTACTTTAGTACCTTTACTAGTAGTTATAACTTCAAAAATTACTCTATTGTCTGCCACTATTTCCTTTTCATTTTATCGTATGCCGCTTTTATTTTCTTTTGCGATTTTTCGATAGCTCTACTGTCTAGCCACAGTATTGTATTAATTACAAAATCATGTTGATGTTTTTGTATCTTATAATGTTTTAGAAAAAATTTTAACTGTGTAAAATCTTTTCCGACATATCCTACATCTGGATAAACTCTGTCGCCCATTGAATGATATAAATTCATTATATCTCCAATTATAGGCGGAAAATCTTCCCAGTCAGGAGGACATTTTTCCCAGTCTGGTTCTTCTCCCATTTGTTCCATCATTTCCAAGTATTGATCCTTGGTCATGCCTATGTCTTTATTCTGTAGGTATGTCTCTAATTTTTTCAGAACCTTTTGTTGGGATTNTTGTACGAAAGTGTTCTAGATCGAAGACTACCTCATTGAGCCAGTTATCAAATTCAGAAGAATTTTCAACTAATTGTTGAGCATTTTCCATAGAATACTCTAGTTCATCTTCTGGGTTTTGTCCTTTTAAGTCTACCAAAAGTAAGTCCTCTAAATATTTTAATTTAAGACCTTTCCAGCCTTTTACTGTTGCTTCAGTAAATTCTTTTATAAACTTTTCATCGTCTAAAGATTCTTCGAAGCCTCTTGTTTTTCTATTAAATTTATTTGTTGTGCATTTTTTTCGTAATGCAACCAATTCTTTTCTAGATAAATTTGCGAGTTCTACCTCAAATCCATCTAATCCTGGGAATTCTGCCCAAGTAGTTTTACTATCTACTAGTAATGATTTTAAATCCATGATGTTATATTCTCCTAATATGTTATAACGGTTGATAAATTTGCAGGATTGCCTATCAAACGATAGTCAAAAGTCTGCGTAAATACTTCGTTTTGGCTCATTCTCTTTGTAAACATACAATTTGCTAAATTTGCATCTAAGAATGTACTACCACTTACGAGAGTTTTAATACGAACTGTAGTGTCTGTATTAAAACTTTGCACTGTACTTGAATTGTTCTCTGTAATATATTGAGTTATATTACCTGAAACAACTCTTCTTTCGAGAGTAAACCCTGAAGGATACATTGCAGTTGAAGCATTTGTAACTGAAAGACTGCTTTGTAATGTTTCATAAGGTGTCCAAGAAATATCATTTTGAACACTTAATGTAGCAGATATAATGTTTGAAACATCAGATCCACCAACTTCCACATCAATAAGCGATAAGGTGGGAGTTCTTGTCGAACTAGCACTCACCAGTGAACCTGGGAGTGAATAAGAGGCATCTCCTACTCTTTCTAACTTTTGTGCTTGTCCTGAAACAGCTAAAGTTAAATTTGAACCTTTCGCTAAATTGAAATCTCCGTTTGTTATTACACATTCATTCAATTTAAACGTGCTTTCTCCAGTTACAATAAAAAGATCAAAAGTTTTTATATTTGATCCTGTGCTATCATAATCTGTCAAAAGACTCTTTACAATTGTTTCATCTTTTTCTGTAGTTAATGAAACTGTAAACGAAAAGTTTGCAGGATTTGCTTTTGTTATACTTGTTCCCTGAAACATTTTTGTTTGATCGTGCAAAGTCTTTACTTCGTATGCATCTTCCGCAAATGTCTGTGAGAACGATACGTCAGGAGTCGTTTTTAATAAGTAACGACTCCCTCCGTATACGAGGTGTACATTACTTTCTCGTAGAAAGTTGTACGCTGTCATTGTTATACAGTATAGTCTGTTGAATATTGACTGTCTGAGTGACTTGTTGAACCTACATAGGTAACAGTCATTTCGTCTCCTGTTAAGAGATCGGATCCATGAGCCGAGAACTCTACAGAAGTTGAAATTAGATCAGCAACTTCGATTGTTGGAATTTGTAAATGAGCTTTTGGCAAGGCAAAAGTTACTAAAGGAGAAGCTCCACTAGCACCACCCATTAAAAGGCTCATATTGAATTCGTTTGTTACTAGACTTGTAGCAGCTGCTAAATCAGTTAATAGTTGATTTGAGCCGTCAGTCTTAGTATCTAGGTACATGGTTAATGACCCAGAGATTTGTCTAGCTCCTGTAAAGGAACCAATTGGTTTATCCACAAGTCCAAGAGTTTCTGGAGTTACATAAGTAACATTATTAGCAATGGTAATTGAACCACCAGTAATATTAATATCATATGTAGTTGTAGAATCACTTGCAGTTGGATCTAATACTCCATTTGAGTTCTTGGTAGCACTGAGTGACAATGTTGAGAGTTTGTTTCTCAAGTAGTCAGCATCATCAGGACCTGAACAATCTGCATAGTTATATCCTTCTACATAAGTTACTGTAGTTACAGAAGTATCTGTTCCAGAAGGTTTTGCATGTAAAGATTTTGAAGGATCTTCAATCGCAGTATCAACTTGGTCAATTGTTGTTGCATTTCCAGACCATGTTAACTGGGCAATTCCATCAATTGAGAAGTCAATCTCACACTGATTTACTTGAGCCTCATTTAAGCGATATGTTGTATTTTCAAGAGCAAAATATATTGAAAGTTTCAATAATTCATGGTGCTCTGATCTTTCAAATGTTACATCTGCATTTGAAGAATCAACAGTAATTGCTGATTGAGAAGTACCAGAAAGCGCTCCTCCTGTAATGTCTTTACCTGCGATAGAAGCCCATAATATATTTTCAACCATATCATGAGTTCCTGAACTTCTCCAGCTGTTAGAACCGTGTTTGTACGGTCTTACATAAGTCCCGAAAGACCATTCTGCTGGTGGTAAAGAGTCATTAAATCTTTTTGAACCACGGTTGGGTGTAGCACCTGCTTCGTTAATAGTAACGTCAGTTGCTTCACTTCCTTGTGAAAAGCTATATCCATCTAACACACCTAATCTAAAAGTATTAGCATCTGTGCCGTTTCCTTTAAATAGTCCTAGACCTGCTCTTGAGTTATCTGTAGTTGTTGTGCCTGTTACACCATTTACAACTGCAGCAAAACCTGTTCCAGATCCGCTGGTTGCTGATTGATCGACAGTGTCGTTATCTGCATATCCAGTTCCTCGAAAGTTATTTGGAATATATACTTCAGTTACAGCTCCAGCAGATACAGCGGCAACAATACATTTTGCTCCACTTCCTGAACCGTCAGTTGTACCCAAAGTAATAATATCTCCGACCGCGTGTCCACTACCTCCAGTGAATCCATCTAAAGTTGAGATAGATCCTCCGCTGGTATGTACTCCGTTTACAGAGCTGACAAATACTTTCGTATTTCTCGATAAATTTAAAGCCATTTTGCTTTCTCCGTTTACTTTGGAAAGGGTTTGGCTACATTTTTATGTGCCTTACCTGTTTCCTAATATCGTATCCGCACTGTCATCTCTCCAATACCTAAAGGAGCGATAACTCCTTCATCTGTACTTATACTTCCTATGGTTAAAGAAGTTGTACTCTTTACTGGTGATACAGTGTCATCATACACTAAATTATCATTATTATCTATAATTCTTTCGATATCTTCTAGTAATAATGCTAAAGTTTCTTGAGCATCATTTTCATCATTAATGTATGCTCTAATTGTTATGTCTAGTAGTCTCCATTTAAATTGACCTGGTTGGTATTCTCTGAACTCATCTCCTGCCACGATGCATACTTTTGGATATTGTTCTATTTCATCCAAAAATTTTAAGTGTCCGTCTACATTATTAAAAACATTTGAATTATATGGAGTATTTCCATCTATTTCTTTTAACTTATTTACGAGAGCATCAACTACTTTTTTTCTTGCTGTTCTATATGCCATTATACTCTCCTAAAAGTAAATTTTGATTCCATTTTAGCTATT